TAGGGTATTATTTACAAGATTCACAATGGTATCAGCTCACTTATCAATCATTCCTGAGTTCTTAGAAAAGATTAGTCTATTAGGTTTTGATAATATCTTTAGCGTAAACAAAGCAGAAGTAGTAAACTTAGGTAATAAATCAGATATACTATTTAGAGGTATAAAGACATCAGCAGGTAATCAGACAGCAAGTTTAAAATCATTACAAGGCATAAGCACTTGGGTGTTAGACGAGGCAGAGGAGTTAATAGATGAGGATATATTCGATACGATTGATTTAAGTATTAGAGAGAAAGATGTGCAGAACAGAATCATCTTAATATTAAACCCAGTCACTAAAGAGCATTGGATATACAACAGGTTCTTTCAAGACAAAGGAGTAGAGGCTGGTTTTAATGGCGTTAGAGACAATGTATGTTATATCCATAGCACGTACCTAGACAACAGAGAAAACCTCTCACAGAGCTTCCTAGAGCGTATTCAGACTATAAAGCATAGAAACTTTAAAAAGTATCAGCATAAGATACTTGGTGGCTGGTTAGACAAAGCAGAGGGAGTTGTATTTGAGAATTGGACATTTGGAGAATTTAATCCTGATGGATTGCAGACTTCTTGTGGAATGGACTTTGGTTTCTCAATAGATCCTGACTCCTTAACAGAAGTAGCCATAGACAAGACTAAGCGTAAGATCTATCTAAAAGAACATATCTATCAGAATGGATTAAAGTCTAATCAACTTGCTGAGATTATATTAAGCAAGATAAGTGATAAGTTAATCATAGCAGATTCAGCAGAGCCTAGACTAATAGCAGATTTAAAGCATTTAGGTGTAAACATTAAGCCAGTTAAAAAAGGAACTATTGAAAGCGGTATAACTAGAATGCAAGACTATGAATTAATAGTAAGCCCAGAATCAACAAACATAGCCAAAGAATTAAACAACTATGTTTACGCAGACAAAGGATCAAAGCTCTATGTAGATAATTACAATCACGCTATTGATGGTGTAAGATATAACGTTATTTATCACTTAGATAATCCAAACGCAGGAAGGTATTTTGTACAGTAAACTAAATTATGAATTTTTCTATTATATATTAGATGAAGGTAAAGATTAAGAAGCAAGGCAAGGTAAAGCAGTTCAAATTAATCAGCAAGTGGAGTGATGTTACTCTTGAAAAGTGGCTTAAGCTGATAGAGTTTTCATCCAAGAGTAAGGCAAAAGAAGCGAAAGAAACAATAGCTGCTTTGTCAGATATTCCTAAGAAGTTGATTGATGAATTGTCTTTAAGAGATGTGGCAGTAATGATGAGTAAGATCTCAGAGTTACAACAAGAGCAAGATAGTTCTTTAAAAAAGATAATAGAAGTAGATGGAAAGGAGTATGGCTTTCATCCTAATTTAGATGATATTTCCTTAGGAGAGTATGCAGATTTGGAAACTCTAATTAAGAATGATGTAGAGAAAAGCCTACCAGAAGTAATGGCAATCTTATATAGACCTATTACTGAGAAAGGAGAGAATGGAGTTTATACTATTGCAGCCTATGATGGTAATATAAGCATACGAGCCGAACAGATGAAAAAGATGTCAGCTCAGCAAGTGCAAAATGCACTGGTTTTTTTTTATCATTTAGGGAAAGGATTGCTAACGACTTTGCCATCTGTTTTGATGGATCAGCTGAAGGAAATGAATCAGCTATTGCAACAGAATCCTTCGCAGAAAAATGGGGATGGTTCGGAGTGATGTACAGATTGACAAATGGGGAGATAGTAAACTTAGAAAGAATTACAAACCTTAGCCTGTTAGAATGCTTAACTTGGCTGAGTTATGAAATAGATTTAAACTTACAAAACAAAGTAAAACATGGCAGTCAGCAATAAGACATATAACAACGTAGTAAATACACTAATTAGATTAGGTCAATATCATGACCAAATATCTACCGTTTCTGTTGGGGATATATATGACATCAACTTGGAAAAGATGGAGAAGTTTCCTTTACTGCATATCAATCCAGTTAATGTAACAACAGGAGAGTCAGAATTAGTATATAACTTTCAGCTTTTTATTATGGATATGGTAAGTGAAAAGAAAGACTGGCAGACTAAACAGCATGAGCAATTGACTAAGCTGGTTGATATGAAAAATAATGAACAAGAAGTATTTAATCAGACTCTAGAAATATGTACTGACTTCATTGGAATGTTAAGGCATAGTTCAAGACAATCACAAGCAGGAACAAACGATATTAATGCACCATTATACTTTACACAAGATCAATTTACAATAGAGCCTTTTCAAGAAAGGTTTGATAATCTTTGCTGTGGATGGGTTTTTCAAATGGGAGTGAAAGTAATGAATGACTTTGATACTTGCATAATACCTGTTACAGATGCAGGAGCAGGGTACTAATGTTAAAGATATTAATGAGATTAAATAAGATAAAGATAGGCAAAGTAGAAATAAAAATAATACCGCCAACAATAAAAATTAAATTATAGTGGAAATATTTGAATTAATAGAGAGATACGGAGTGACCTTAGTTTTGTTAGTAGGCTGCTTTTATGCTTTATATCAATTCTTTTTTTTTAGTGTAAGAGAAGTGAAAAGCACTTTTGAAAAGCATCATGAAAAGAATGCTGACAATGTGAGTGAAATAAAAGACAAAATAAATAAAATATTAGAATTAATAAAAAATAAATAAATATGGCAGATTTAACGGTAACAATAAGTGAGAGTGTCACAATCAATGGTGCTTTAAGAGGATCATCAAACACATTAACAGTTGCAAGTATTACAGATACATTTGAAAGAGTAGTAACTTGTCCTCATTCTAACACCACTACAATAGCAACATTCAACAGTAATGTTTACGGAAGTGCAGGTGCTTTAGACTTAGAGAATTGTAAATATATTAGGATTACAAATTTAAGTGATTCAGCAAATATGGATATAGCAATCGTAACAGAGAACACTAACTATCAAGTAGTAATGACAGCAGGTACTTCACATTTATTGTGCCAAGCTGATACTGCTGCAATTGCTGAAGCTGACACTACTCCTAACTTTCCTACATTAGAGGACATAACAAGCATACAGGTTAGACCAAGAGATACAACTGATGTAGATGTAGAAATATTTGTGGCATCAGTCTAATGAAAACAGACAATATAGAAAGATACTTAGAAAGTTTTGGCAAATATATAGTTAAACAAGCACGAACTAATCTTACGAAAGCTAAAAAAAACGATACTAAAGACTTATATAACTCTATAAGTTTCAAAGTAACACAAAATGCTCAAGGTTTTAGTGTTCAATTTTTTATGCAAGATTACGGTACTTTTGTAGATAAGGGAGTTTCAGGAACAAATAAACAAAGGAAGTTTACAAACTATGAAGGTAGGTCAATTATAAGTCCTTATAGGTTTGGAACTGGCTCGGCAAAAGTAGGGAAGTCAAAAGGGGGTATGTCAGGCATTATGGCTAAATGGGCAAAAAGAAAAGGTTTTCAGTGGAAAGATAAAGAAACAGGGAAATTTATGAGTCATAAAAGTATGGGGTATTTAATAGCAAGAAGTATATATAGTAAAGGAATACAGGGCATTAGTTTCTTTCAAAGACCTTTACAATTAGGAATGAAAAACTTACCAAAAGAAATGTTAAGAGCAGTAAAAGATGATATTATTAATGGATTAACAACAGTAAACTAATGGCAAATAACATAGCACAAAAACCTTTATACAATATTCTGCCAGTCGGGCAGCAGATAATCTTTACAATAGAAAATTCTAGTATAGTGAATAACTATTGGAATGTTAAATTTTTAGCAGAATTGCATGTAAGCAGACTTCCGATAAACCTTTCAAGCAGTTCAGATGTGATAGGAACTTTTAAAACAACCCCTAACAATGCAGGGGTGGGAATATTTGATTTTCAGTCTTTACTAGAAGGCTATGTTGGTCCTCAAAATAGAGGGGGAGAAAGTGGTGTTGGGAGTAAGTACAAAGGTGTTTCTGTCTACGATCAGCCACATCCAATTCATTTGATAGATCAATATGCTAGAAACATAGAAGGGCTATACTACTTTGCTATTCAATATAAAGTAGAAGGCTCATCAACTCAAGACGGTCCTGTATCTATCATATCAGGTCAGACTATCAATTCAGAATCATATCTTTTCTTTAATGGTGTTTTACAAAAGGAAAACTATTTAACTAGAGGGAGAATAAATGCAACTGGAACTCTAGTTCAGGGTGCTAATTATGGCTTTGACTTAGATGCTAACTTGTTTTATTTAGGCAGCACAACAGCTAACTCTAAGTTCTTAACTAATGCACCTACTACTCAGTATGCAAATATAAATGACTATGGAACTTTCGCTTTCTTTAATCAAATGCCTACTCAAGCAGATAGAATGAAACAAATCTATTTTTATTATTATAATAGTGCAGGTGTTTTCCTTGGGAGTGACATTTTATATAATGATAATGCTAGAGGGGGGGTTGGACCTACTAGTAGTGCCTTTGCTCCTACGAAATATTTATTTGTCGGTGCTTTTCCTGGAAACTTGCAGAATACATCTACTACATTTAAGACTCTTGTAGCTGCTGGAACTATACAAGGCGGCTATTACACAGTTACAGCACAGCAGAATTCAGTACCTCAACAGCAGCAAACGTACACTATAAACTTAAATTGTCCTACTGCTAAAGGATATGAAAGCATAAGACTTACTTGGCTTAATCAGTGGGGTGCTTGGGATTACTATACTTTTACTATGAAATCTGTCAGATCAACAACAACTAATAGAACTACCTATACTCAAATGGGTGGAACTTGGAATAATAGTGTTTATGAAATAGAAGGATATAAAGGTGGCAAGAAAAATTTTAGAGTTAATTCAACAGAGAGAATACAAATTAATAGTGACTTTCTTACAGAAGCTGATGCTGTATGGTTTGAGGAATTAATGAATAGTCAATCTGTTTACATTCTTAATGGTTATAATGCAACAGAATCAAATTTCACAATAACAAATAAATATGTAGAGCCTGTTTTAATAACAACTTCAAGCTATACAAGAAAGACAGTAGCAAATGATAAACTGATTCAATACACATTTGAGTTAGAAAGAAATAAAACACAAAAAACACAACCTGCCTAATGAGTGTAGAGCTAATAGTATATCCGCAAATCACAAGCCTTAGCCAGTTTATAGTAGATGCACTAGAATTTACTACTGTCGATACTGCTACAAATACTGATAATGCATCTAATTCTAATATTTACGGTTCAATAATGAGTACTGCACCGCCTACAATTGCTGGTGCTTGGTATAGATTTAGAGGTACAGTTAATGCAACTGCTGCACAAGCAACTACTTCAGGGGGTAATCTAGTTTTAAATTCAGTAGTAGCATCTACTGCTAATAGTATGTATGGAAGTGGATGTGGAGTTTATCAACAACTGTCTGGGCTTATTATTGGAGAAAGTTATACTGCTACTATAAATATAGCTAATGCACCAGGATATCTTGCTGTAAGAAATCAAAATGGGCAGAGTGGTGTTCAGACATCATTTTCAGCTAGTAGTACAACTCAAAAAGTTTTTACTTTTACTGCTATGTCTGACTCTGATACTCTTTTCATTGCTTATTATAATAATACTGCTGACAATTTAGTGGTCAATAATATTTCAATAACAGGAACTGCTGGTATTACAGACTGGGAAGGTCAAGTGATTTGTGACTTATATGAGCATGAGGAGATCCCTTTGACTTTAAGCGTAGATGATTTTAAGAATGTAGCTGAAAAGATACAGTCATATTCAAAGGACTTTAATTTACCAGCAACAAAAAGAAATAATAAAATATTTGGAAACATATTTGAAATCACTAGAAGCTTTGGAAATCCTTATGACTTTAATCCTTACGCAAGGACTAGATCAGTTTTAAAGCAAGATGGTTTTATTTTATTTGATGGCTTTTTAAAGCTATTAGACATACAAGAAAGAGATGGGGAGATAAGCTACAATGTGAATCTATATGCTCAGACAATAGCATTAGCCGACACCTTAAAAGACAGAACATTTGATTTTATAGACTTTTCGGAGTTAGAGCATACTTATTCTAAAGTGGCTATTAAAGGAAGCTGGTATACAGATGGGCTACCTTTATCAAATGCCTTAACTAATCCTAATGAGTTCGCTGGTCCTGTTGGTGCTACTGTTACAGATGTTTTAAAATATCCTTTTGTAGATTGGACAGGTCAGATACTAATAGCAAATGATGCAACAGGTAACAACTCTACTGATGGTTTTCCAGAACTAACATCATTAGAACAAGCCTTTAGACCTTTTATACAGATCAAATATTTAATTGATAGAATATTTAGTGAAGCAGGTTATACATATACTTGCACTTTATTTGATACAGGAAAGTTCAAGAGGTTGTTTATGGACTTTAACTGGGGGGGTGATAATATGCCTACTGTTATTCCTGATACTACTACAACAGCAACTTATCCGAAAGCACAATCGGGAGTAGGTCCGCCAGTAAGATCAACAACAACTGCTTATATTACAGCAGCAGTAATAGATAGAACACAGCCTTCGGGAAATGTTAATTCAAATACACCAGCAGAATATCAAGACACTACAAGCCCTGTGGCTGCTGATATTTATAAAATAGTTAATACATCAGACAATAGATTTTATGAGATAGATTATAGTATTGAGTTTTATAACAATTCAAGTGATCCTAATACAGAAGCAACTTTAAGATGGGCTCATTATGTAGCAGCAACTGGTATAACAACTACTTTTAATTCAGATACACAACCTATTAATGCAAATCAAAGTGAAACTTTTTCGGGAAACATATCAAGGCTTTTAAATGATGGAGATAAATTATATCCTGAATTTGCCTGTACTAGTGGCGGTGGTACTATTAAACAAAGAATAGCATCTGGACCAACTGCTACAATGACTTTTAATATAATGAGTGCAAATGTAACATCCGCAACTCTAAATAGTTTACGGGGAGAGGTTAATCAATGGGATTTTCTTAAAGGTATTTTTACTATGTTTAACTTAGTAACTTTGCAAGACAAATCTGATCCTGCTAATATTATCATAGAAACATATTCAGATGTATTTATTAAAAATACTAAAGGCACAACTTTGAAAGATAGAAGTATTAACTTTGATTGGACAGATAAAGTGGATTTAAAAGATGTTACATTAACGCCTTTGAATGATTTAAAAAAGAGAACTATTTTTAAGTATGAGCAAGATGATGATGATTATATTTTTAATATGTACAGAAAATCAACTAGAGGTCATCTATACGGAAGTAAAGTATTTAGTGCAGGAACTTTAACATTATTAGAAGGAGAGGATGAAATTGTAGCTAGTCCTTTTGCTGCAACAGTATCTAAGCCATTAGGTCAGGGCTTTAATGAGATGATCGTACCGACTATTTATTCTATGAATGATGATGGTACTACAAGCCCATTTGATAATATGCCTAGAATACTCTATAATCATACAGGTGGCAGCCCTGTTGCTATGGGATCTACATCATACTATATACCAAGTCAAAACGGTGGAAGTAGTGAAAATTCATCTAATTTCTTTTCTTTTTCTCACTTAACAGATATACCTACTGATCTAACATCTGCCAATCCTACGGTAGACTATAACTTTGGAGAATGTCAGTATATTCAGCCAATAGGTCAAACAACGCCACTTAATCTATTTAACACTTATTGGTTTCCTTATTACAATGAGCTTTACAACCCAGATACTAAGACTATGCTTATAAAAGTCAATCTAACTGCTGGAGATATTGCTCAATTTGAGTTTTCAGACTTGTGTATGATTAAGAATAGATCTTACAGAGTAAATAGAATTGACTACAAACCGAAAGATTTATCAACAGTTGAATTTATATTAATAGGATAATGGAATTTAGAAACGGATATACAATAAAGCCTAAAGAAGTTCTAAGAAGTGGACAAGTAGTTTTCACAGATGGAACAACTGATGTCTTGCCTAATCAAGCTGCTTGTGAAGCCTATGGTTATACTTTTGATACAGCTACTAGAAGTTGCGTTGCTTACAGGTATTCAGGGAAAACACAACAAGCTATAAGCAATGAAAAGAATGTAGTCAGAGGTGCTAATAATACAACTGAATTTAATACTACAAATACTTTCATAATGGGCGAAAGTAATACAACAAAGGGAAACAACAGAAACAATATTATCATAGGAGATTCAAATGAAATAGCAAATGGAGTAAACAATGCAACGGTCTTAGGTAATTATGGAAAAGCAACAAGAGATGGAGAAGTAGTATTCGGTGGTGGTGGTTTTAATGGTGTTGCTGTGGGTAAAGCTCAAAGCTCTACAATAACTCTAACAGGCACAACAACTGATGCTACTCCTACTAATCTATTTGTCAATGGAGATCCAAACGTAACAGCTATTGCAAGAGATGGAACAGGAACTTTTGAATCTTTTGAAGTAATGATAGTAGGAGTTAGAACAGGTGGCGGAAGCTCAGGAGCTGTTAATGATAGAAAAGCTGTTAAGACTTATGGCTTAATATATTTAGAAGCAGTAGATCAGACCACTTATAAAATAGGAGAATTTGGAACGGTTACAGGGTGGACAGGAGAAGCAGCGTTTAGTGGTGGAGATATGTTTATTCAAGTGACAGGTGCAAATGAAACAAGTATTAGCTGGACAGCTACACTTGATTTTTACGAATTAAAAGTATAGAATTATGGCAGATACAGAGTTAAGTTTTAAAATAGATGCAAATGTTGGAGATGTTACTAAAGATGTAAAAGGTTTAGTAAAAGAAACAAAAAAGATAGAACCAGCAACAGATAAAGGTACAAAGGGCTTTAAGGGTATGGGAACAGCAATTAAAGGCATTGGTACTGCATTAAAAGCAGCAGGGATTGGTTTAGCAGTAGCTTTACTTGCTAAACTCATGGAAGTATTTAGTAAAAACCAAAAAGTAGTTGATACTTTCAATACTGCTATGACAGCTTTAGAAATAGCGTTTAATGATTTATTTACTTTTATAAGCAATAATGTTGGCAAGGTTACAGGATGGTTCAAAGATATTTTTGAAAATCCAAAAGAAGCTCTAACAGACTTTGCAAATGCTATCAAAGATAATTTAATTGAAAGAATGATGTCTTTTTTAGATGTCATTGGTCATTTAGGTAAAGCTATCGGACATTTATTTAAGGGAGAATTTGCAGCAGCTAAAGATGAAGCTGTAAACGCAGGAAAAGAAATGGTAGATACTTGGACTGGTGTAGATAATAGCGTTGATAAGCTGACTAAAACAGTAAAAGAGGGAACAGCTGCTGTAATAGATTACACGAAAAGTACAGTAGATCAGGCAAAGTCAATCACAGAAACAACTAAAGCAGCAAACAGAGCAGCAGTAGAGTTTGCTAGATTAAATGCTCAATACTTAAAAGATGCAGAGGTACAAAGACAAATAAGAGATGATGAAACTAAGACTTTTGCAGAAAGAATTGAAGCCAATAAAGAACTTGATAAGATTTTAGCTGAACAACAAAAACTACAAAAAGAGCAAGTTCAAACTCAAATAGATGCTGCACAAGCTCAATATGATATAAATGCTAGTGAGGAAAATTGGATTGCATTAGAGGAACAGAAAGTTGCTATGCTTGAATTAGAGGAAACTATCACAGGGCAATTATCAGAGCAAAAAACTAATGAAGTAGCTTTAAATAAAGAATTACTAGAATCTCAAAATGAAATAAGAGCAGAAGGTATGTCAGGTCTAGAAAGAGAGTTAGAGGAGCTAGATGCTGCTTACAAGTTAAAGCTAGATATGGCTAGAAAGTCAGGAATGGAAACAACTGCTATAACAAAAGAATTTGAAAGACAAAAATCTATGGTGGTTGCAGAAAATGTAGCCACACAGCTTGGTGCATACTCACAATTAGCAGGAGCTTTAATGAGTTTAGCAGGAGAAAGCAAAGAACTTGCAGTAGCACAAGCAATTATGGACACTTATGCAGGTGCTAATAAGGCATTTAAGCAGGGGGGTACTCTGGGCTTTGTTACAGGTGCAGCTATTATTGTACAGGGATTAGCTAATGTTAAGAAAATAATGTCTACTCCAGTTCCTGGTGGTGGGGGTGGTGGATCAGTACCTACCGCAAATGCACAAGGCCCTGCACCTCAGACAATGGGGGGATCTTTTGAATTAACAGGTGGGGTTAAGCCAGAGCCAGTACAAGCCTATGTAGTAAGTGATGACATAACGAATAACCAAGATAAATTAGCTACCATTAGAAGGAGAGCTACAATATAAAATAAATATTAATTAAATCTATTATATAATATGCCTTGTAAAAAATGTAAAGACGGAAATGTAAAGTGGGGAGAAACAGGAAGCTGTGAATATGAAACAATAGCTGAATGTGAAGCTGCTAATAAAGACTATTACGAAAAGACCACATCTATAAAAGAATTAGTCATAGATGAAAGTTCTCAAGAATTGGCAATTGATGCTATAAGTTTAGTTGCAGCACCAGCCATAGAACAGGACTTCGTTTACTTTGGAAAAGAAAAGAATAACTTGACTTTTGCTAAAGTAGATGATGAGAAAAAATGCTTATTATCTCCTGCGCTTATCCCTAACAAGAATATTTTTAGATACGATCCAAATACAGATTCAGAATACTACGTTTACTTTAGCCCTGAAACTGTTAGACAAGCATCTGAGTTATATTTAAAACATAACAATCATCACAAAGCAACTTATGAGCATCAAGATAGAGTATCTGGTGTTTTAACAGTTGAATCTTGGATCATAGAGGATCCTAAAATGGACAAGTCTAGACTTTTTGGCTACGATTTACCAAAAGGCACATGGATGGTTTCTATGAAAATAAACAATGATGAACTCTGGGCTAAAGTTAAGGATGGCTCTTTGAAAGGTCTAAGCATTGAAGGTTACTTTACTGATCGTATGGAAAAGATGTCAGAAAGACAGCCAACAGATCAAGAGATATTATCTGCTTTAAATGAGATAATACGTGAAAATCAAACAGAATCAAAGTAATTCTATTATATAATGAACCTAAAAAAGAAATCATGGATATTAAAGAACAAATACTAATAGCTTTAGGGCTAAACAAA